CTCATCGTAACTTTCGATATTTGAAAGATAAACCTCAGCTAAACAACAAGTTTCAAAGTTTGCTAATGATTGTTCAGCACATGGGTTAAACCCTTCAACTTCAGGGTCAGGGTATTGTGTTTCACCTGTTCTACCTACAGTCCTTGCTAACTCCAAATTAATTAAACCATATGGTTCACCTTGGTTATATGTTTCCCAAAATTCATTTGGTAAATCATCAATGTTCTCAGGGGCGATTACTGAGTTATTACTCATAGACCTCCAATTCGGTATAGTCCCTAAATCCCATCTTTTTGATTTCAAAAACTCCAAATCATCAAAATCACCTAACGCAATTTGAGCCGAGCGTCTTACATTTCCCGCAACAACAACAAAACCTATTATATTCATTATATCTAAACAATCTATAGGTCTTAATTTTTTACTCGCCCTTGAATTTAATATTCTATGTATTTCTCCGATTCCCCAACATAAATCTTCAGGACCAGACGCGGTACCACCAAAACCTTTAATTAACGCTCCTTTTGAACGAATACAAACAGTTGAATAAGTAAACCCTTCTCCACCGTAAAAATGAGCTTTTAAAACTTTACCAAGTAATTTAACCCATCCTTCTCTAGTATCGGGCACAATATAATCAGCGTCCTTCGTATCCTTTCTCTCAATCTTTATTTTACCTTTAAGTTTAGGTAGTTGGTAAACATTATGTTTTTGAATATTATATCCAACACCGCTACCTAACATCAACATCTCAAAACACCATGTGAATGGTCTAATTGGTCCGTTTACTACTGTAAAAGCACAATTTTGTAATGATGGTAAACCTAATTTATCTACTGTTTTTGTGCCTAATTGCCACATAAATCTACCTGCGGTTGAGAATTTTAATTTCATTCTTAACTCAGCATATCTTTGTTTTTCTTCTTCGGTAAAACCAACATTAAGTTGTTTATCTGACGCATCCAATTCTCTTTGAACTACTTGCCAAAATTCTTCTGTTTTAGAATTTGGGTCATCTTCTTTAATTTTTCTTGAATAAGTTCTTTTGAATGTAATGTATCCAATTTCTCCCCAAGGAACCTCAATGTCTTTAATATTCATAATTCTTTTTTTTTATTTTTTTGGTTATTGTTTTTCTCTTTCTTTTCTTTTATCAATCAAATCCTTGATTCGTTGTCTATTTCTTTCTTCTGTCTGTTCTTCAAGACCTAAGAATGTTACTGATGATTCTGTATCGATATCTAACATACCGTTATCAAATTTACAGTTTTCAAATACAACACCATCATCACCGATTCTTGATTTAGTTATTGCTATAGTCGCCAATTTCATTTCTTTTTGTTGTAGAGATTTAGCCACGGTAATGATTACGTGCCCAACCTGAGCTTTTTTGATAGAACCACCCATTTGGTCTGTAGTTACCACATCAGAAGAGATTGAACTTCTATTACCCTGAGTTGCGGTCCATCCAACTAAATCCAACTCATGACACATTGATTCAAATGCTCTCATAACAGAACCTTCAGATTTCCATTCGTCACCTAAATTTTTATCAGGTACCACACAATCAATATAATCAAGTAATACCATGTCAATCTTAATACCGTCAGCAATCATTTTTCTGATTTGTCCTTTGATTTGTAACATAGTTACAGTATCCGATGGTAATTTTTTAAGTATTAACTTATTCTCCATAGAGTCTTTAATCTCTTTGACTTTAGCCATTACTTCTTCTTTCTTTATAGTTAACTCGTCAGGATGTACTTTTGTCCATAATGTGATGTGTTTTCTTTGAATGATTTTTGGGTTGTCCTCAAAAAATATTTGTAGAACATTATACCCTAAATTAAATGCGTGATTTGAGATTTTAGTTAACAATGTTGATTTACCAACACCTGTTGGTGCTAATATTACACCGATTTCCCCTCGTGCTAAACCACCTTTTAAGAGTCTATCAATACCTGGGATACCCATTGGTATTGGATGTCTATAATCTTCGTTTAAAACCTCATCTAAGTTATTAAAAACGTCTTCCGTACCATCTTGTCTCTCCCCTACTTGTAACGCTTGTCTAACAAGTGTTTCCAAAGTATCGTAGTTTTCAAACTCTCCCCCGTCAATCACTTTTTGAGCCTTAGTAATCGCTTTCTGTAACTCTTGTTGTTTACAGAATTTTAACGATTTCTCTTGAACAAATTCTTGTCCCTCGGTTGGAGCGTCTTTAATTTTTGTTAAAGTATCTAACACAATTTTAGACGCCAACTCTTGTTGTAGTTCTGATTTTGTAATTTGTTCTAAAGTATCAAACGTTGGGGTGTGTTCGTATTTGGAGTAGTACTCCTTTATCATTTGAATGATTATCTTAAAGTATTTGTTTTCAAAATAATTATTCTCAATTACATCGATAATTGACCTTGAAAAGTCTTTATCCACGATGATTTGGTTTAATAACTGTATCTGAAAAGTACTCCCTAAATAATCAAAATTTTTGTTTGATGCCATGTGTTTTTAGTATTGTTTAAGATAAATATTAAGGCTTAGTCGGAATTCCAAGGTACTCGTATGTTAAATTTTCAGTTGAAAAAATGTCAGTTAATTCCGAAAGTATACTTTTTATGTGCGGGCGTATGTCTACGGTGTATCTTATCTTTGGTGGGAAGATTTTTGCGTCCATCTGTCTATGACAAATTGTCATATCTCCGTCCTTAATAAAAATGTTAAAATGTTCAGGACCGTCAGTATTTGATGTTTCAAGCATCATTGGGTTCTGTTTAATCTCGTAAGAATTATCCAACAAATAAGTCGTCGCCTTCATTTTTAAATCGTGCTCTAAAATCCCTTTTAACTCATAAAGGTATTCATAAAACTCAAGTGAGTTTTTTGCCTCAGGGATATAATTTCTCACATTAAAAAATCGTTGGACGATGATGTTGTTGTTAACCATCATTAAAAATTCTAACTTTGTTGTTTCTTGGTCTTTCATAATCATTATTATTTTTTTTTATAATTTTTCTTCTCTTTTCTTGTTAATTTTAGAAATGGGGTTAAGAAGTTTACCCAATTATTATCTCCTTTAGGTAAAAATTTAAAGAATCCATCCTCCATCATCATTTTAATGATATTCCTATGTCCTCTCCCATCTGGGTCTAAAGATTCTGTGTAATATAGTTCTACGAGTGTTTTACCTTCATCGGTAATTAGTGGGTTTGATAAGTCTACAATTTTTTCATTAATCTCAAAAAATTCGTTTCCGTAAATTCCTGTTTTTGTTTTTCCTGATAGAAGATTTTTTAATACTGTATTATCTTTATCCTCAGATAACAATCTTTCCGCCTTTGTTAAAATGTCGGTTATATTAACCGTTTCGTCAAGTAACTCAGGAAATAATTTAATTAAAGTTTTTTCACCTAAATAATAAATCCCATCAATATTATCGGATTTATCTCCTGCCAATATTTTATAGGTTTTTACGTTCTCATGTGGAATGGAATAGTCGTAGATTTTGATTTTATCCCCGTTCTTATACGTTTGTTTTACTGATGGGGAATAGACACTCACCTTATCGGAAATAAGTTGTGTAAGGTCTTTATCTGACGAAAAAATGGTTTTAAATTCGTTGTGAGAAATCTGACAATAGTAAGCAATTAAATCATCCGCCTCATTATTGGTGACATTTATCTGTCTAATAAACATCTCCTCTAAATATTGTTTTACTCGTTCTTTTTGGGATTGGAAGGAACTCTCTTTGTACTCATTAATTTCCTTTGCACGATTTTCTTTGTATCTTGGATAGAGAAGTTTTCTACTTAAAGAATTGTCTTCTCCATCCCAAAATACAACTACTTTATCAAAATTTTGTTCTTCAATAAATCTTCTAATAGTATTTAGGAAATGCCATATACCACCAATATGTTTACCGTCATGATAAAAATCTTTTACCCCATGAAAACCTATTTTCATTAAATTGGTGCCGTCAACCAAAAGTGTTTTTATCACATTAGTTATTTTAAATTATTACTACTAGTTTGTTACTCTTTTTCAAATTATCCTCAGCCCATAATGGTTGAAGATTTTCATAATGACACAACTTATAAAGTTCGTCTTCTGTTTTTGCAGATGATAATGGAATGATGTGGTCAATATGCCACTCACTCCTGTTATCCCAAGTCATACCATCAGTAAATTGGGTTTCTAAATGTTCTTTAAGAAATTTTGGGGAACATCCAACAATTTCAAAAGTTTTGTTTTTTTTGGTTATGTTGTGTGATTTTAAATAAAACCAAATTCTATATCTAACATCATTAACCAAACCATAAATCACATCTGTTTTTCTTCGTTCTTTTCTTCTTATTGCCCTTTTTGGTTTATATGATTCACGTAATAACTTTGACGATTTTAATATTTTATCTTTATTATCAATATAATATTGAACACTTTTTTTTCGTCTTTCTTCAACATTTTTTATTCTATAATTTTTAGAACTCTCTTTTGACTTTTCAGGGTTTTTTTCTCTATATTGTTTACTTCGTTCATTATTACATTTTTTACAACAATATAGGAATCCATCATCAGATGTTTTTGAATTACCGAACTCACAAACATTTTTATTTTCATTACATTTATTACAAACTTTTGTCTCCATTTTTAATATACTCTTTTAATAGTTTATTAACAAGAGAAGATAAGTTTATAGATTTATTCTTAAAGTATTGTGGTAACTCGGGGTCAACCGAAACACCAATCTTAACTTTCTTTTTTTCTTCTTCAACTTTTTTTCTTCCCATATATTAATAAATATCTACAGATTATAAAAAAGTAGAATTTTTAGAATTTTTTTATATTATTCGTCAATGTCGTCAGTAGATTCAGCCAAAGAATAATCTGAATACCCTAATTTTGTTGTCCAATACTCCGAATATTCTTTTTTATAATTATCTAAAGCCTCTTTTGTGTCTTCAATGTATCCTTGTGGTACCGCAATTATTTTGCCATCCTTGTATCCGAGGCCATTTACGTGATTTTTCAAAATTGATATCTTTGTTCTAATTGCGAACGACACCTTTCTACCGTCTTTAGTTGCGTCAATATGACTGATACCTGCCTTTTTCTGATTACCAAATAAAAATATTAGACTACTTGCCAACCATATAGCTGTTCCCCCTTTGGCTCGAATTTCAGGTTGACCAAAAGGATTATCGGGCAATTCTACCCATGGTTGGTTTACCACAACTAAAGTATTATAATAAGGGTAATCTTCTTTTTTTGATTTTGATATTCTGGAATGTATCCCCATTCCTATTTTATCCGCTAGCACCCTAGCCGAGTGCATCGAGCCGCCCTTACCGTCAAAAGTCATCTGACACGGAACTGACCCAATACTATCAAACAAAAATAATAAGTTATAAGGAATGTTACCCTTCTCTTGTTCGTCTAAAATATTGTTAATAAAGTCAGTTGCCTGCTCAATAACATCAAACGAATCGTTAAATATAAAATCCCCATCCCACTCCCCAAGTTCGTTTTTATGGGCCTGTAACCCCAATTCCACACTATGTTCAAAACTCCATTTCTTCTCTGTAATAATGAAAACCGGTAAATGTCCTTTCCTTTGAGCGTCCGCGGCAGCTAATACCAACGCGGTTGTCTTTCCAGCGTTTGAATGTCCCAAGAACATATTAATACCCCCCATTACAGGTCCGGGTAATCCACAAGCATTCATAAACGCCTCTCCGCAATTATAAAAACTTTCGGGTTTATATTTTGTTTTTGTTGAGAACTTATCTTTAATTGACTTAAAGTCGTTTTTCTTAATTGCCATATTGTCTATGTGTGATTAAATGTTTTGTTAAAAAATAAGAACTTGGACATATACTTGGACGCGATGTCTTAGTAAGTGTCCAAGTTCAATAACTTAGAACGGTAATTCTTCGTCAGGTTGGTCACCCGCTTGTGGGTCAATAGTTGGTTTTTTTTCAGATTTACCACCCATAGAAATTTCTGATGAGTCAGAGTTTCCATATGCGTATCCACCTTTGTCACTATCCCAACGTGGAGTTTCTCCTCGTGCGATTGCTTCAAGATATTCTACAGGTTTTTTAGAATAAACGTCAGACCAAGTAAGTTCGTCAGTAATCCAAGATTTTGCGGTCTCGGTGTCTGTGTGAACAGGTCCTGCGTCTTCGTACATAACAGTTTGGATAACTGTGTAAACGGCTCCTTTAGGGGTTTTTGCTTTGGTTAACTCAAGAATAATGTCACGACCTGTTGTTGTGTCTGTGATGTCACCTTTAGCTCTCCAAATAGGGATAATTTTGTCAAGAATTCCTTCGTTTTTGTAATTGTGTTTAAAACGCCAGAATTTAACTCCATCCGCCTCATTATCACGGTCAATTACTTTTACGATGTAAAATTTACGTGGTTTGTATTGTCTAGCAAGTTCTTTGTCAGAATCTCTGCCAGTAGACATAAGTTCTTCGTTAACTTCACTCAAAGGTGAGCGTTCGTTATCATTCTTGCCTGGGTCAAATAACTTTACCCATTTTCCGTCCACTTGAATCTCGTGGAACCATACTTCTTTAAACGGTGAAGAACCATCAGGTGTTGGTAAGATTCTTAATCTTTTTTGACCTTGTTTTTCAGTATCCTTAAGGATTGCTGCAAAGTACTTTTTCAGTCTATCTTCTTGAGAGACCTTTGAGGTGGAAGTGTAACCTCCTTGTTTTGATTGTTCGTACTGTGCTAGTACCGAATCTAGGGAATTGTTTGTCGCCATATAATTTAAGTTTTAATTGTTTACTAAGTATAAGTGTCAGCCTTTGTTTTGTCAAATAATTTAAAAAAAAAACGGTCAATTAAGACCGTTAATTTAAAAAAAAACGGTCAATTAAGACCGTTAATTTACTTTAGTCTTGAAAAAGTATCAATGTCGGTATCGTTGTTTTCAAAGTTTCTAAAACTTTTTTTAATATCGCCAGGAGAATACGCTTCAACATCGTCTTTGGTTAAAACATACTCATTTTTTCCTGACTTTTCCATATCTTCTTGTTTATCTTCAAAAAAATCGCTTAGTTTTTGATTAAATGGACCTGAGTCCAAACTTCTTAATTCTAATTTTTCTTCAGGAGTTTTTACTCTATATTTTTCAACCTTAGCCTCAAGGTCATTTAATTTATTCATAATTGAGTCCATGTCAGAAAGTTTACTTTCTAAACCTTCAAGGTGTTTGAATAAATTATTAAAATATTCTTCTTGTTTTTTTTCTACACTTTGTTGTGATTTAACTAAATCAGTAATGTCAAGTTCTTTTGATTCTTTTGATTCACTTCCAATTTTTTCAACATCAGGGTCAGATGAAATATCTACAGTC